GTTTTATATTCTAAAAAGTCAAACTCAGGGTAAATAAAACCATCTGGTGAAAGAATTAGTTTATTGTGTTCTGAAAAGTATGCTTTATCAATATCAACATAGCATCCATCAATAAACACAGTTAGTTTCTTCACATAAAGAATTTGTATGAATTGTATAAATGCTTCAAGGAACTGCGGTAGATTAACTCGATCTATAATAACATCAAACTTATCCTTACCTCGCTTATGTCGTAAGGGAATAATGTTGATAACTCTACAGTTTGTTTTATAGCAAGTGTTTACGATCTCTTTAATATTATCAAATGAAAACGACTTCGGATCGTCAATAGGAATAACAAACTGCCACTGCCATTGTTCGCATGTGCGATTTAATACTTCTGCCATCTCATAGACGTTAAACTCCTCACGATTTTGTTTTTGATACATAAAGTCATAACTAATCGTTGCGTATAAAACATCTTTGTATTTCTCAAAGAACCACTCACATTCTTTAATCAAAGAACCATTGGTGGTTAAAGTAACTTTCCAATTGTTTCTTTTCGCAAGCGGATACAACCATTCCATAACTTCTTCCATTCTCTTAATGAACAGAAGTGGTTCACCACCATGGAATGATATTCTTTGTATTTGGTTTGGTTGAGATTCTGCCCACTCAAGAAACTCCTGCATTTGGAGTAGAGTGGGTTTATTTAAATTCTGTCCACCAAGAGATTCAATGTAACCTCTATCACAGTAAACACAATCAAAGTTACATGTGTTACCGAGATAGATTACAATTAGCTTTATCTTATCGAGGGGATTTGTGCTTACCAAGTTCACTGGATTCATGGACAAGTCTTTCACTGAATGTTCCCTCAAATGTTTTATGCATAGACTGCAAAATGATCATATGCAGCAATGATAAAAAGAATGCACGTTGATAAGGATTATCACCTTCGGCTTTTCTATTGATTGGAGCCAACTGTCCTCGCTGCAAGATGAAATAGTAGAAATCGTCAATCTCAACGATCTCATCGGTTAATGCATCTTTTATTTGACTTGTAAACTCATGTGCAGTAAAATCAACAGTGTTGTTGCCCTTTATGATATTCAACCATAATGCTAACATCTTTCTGTAATCATCTATCTCGTATACTCCATCATGTACTGCTTCTAGTTTAGGATGATAGTTGAAGTGGAAGTAAAACATCAGATAACTTAAACCCTTTACAAAGGTAATGTTTTCACCTTCTGTATTAAGAGCAGAGCAGATAGATTCATACTTCTTCTTAAACTGTTTCTTGGAAATATCTTCTTGTAAATCAATATACAGTTTAACAATCTTCTGACACATATCATCTGGACGGAACATTCTAGTTCCAGTATCTAGATTACCTGCAGGACATTGGTAGCATGCATTCTTATAATCGCAGGCTTGACATTGTTCTTCCATCTCAAACATCTCTGAGTATGCTTTCTGGAAGGTTTTGTATCTATCAATGTAGATGTTTCTGTGAAATAGATTACCCAGAATAGTTTCTGATGTGGAGTTGGCTTTCTGATTGGTAAAGAAGTAACATCCAGAAAAATCTCCAGACGCATCAATCGCAATCATATCAGAACCAATCATACAATTCTCTTCACCCTTTTGACCAACACCTTCTGAGAAGTGAATCTGCATATCAGAGTATTTGTCTAATACGTCAAGAATGTCTTGGTGTAGTTTAGCCCACTCTTCATCTTTCCAACGAATAAATCCCTTGCTCGAGTCTAAAACAAGAGGATGGACAACCATCCTGCGAATACCTCGTTCATAAAGGTTGTCCGCAAACTCTGCAAAAAATGGTGCGTTTTCTCTGGCAAGAGTACAACGGATAGTTACACGTTTCTCTTGTTTTGGACCATCTGGCATATAGCGGATATGTTCCATTAACTGATCAATTTTCTCTTGACCAATCTCACGATGATCAACTGCAGAACGATCTGTATCTAGCGAGATAAGAATGTAAGTAAAGTCGTAGGAAAGAAACTCATCAATCAATGGTTTAGTCAGTAACAACCCATTCGTAACAATACCAACTACGGTATTAAAATCTCCACGAGCATTTTCTTGAAGTTCTTTTTCGTTTTTACGAACAAAGTCAAGAATGATATCTTTATGAATGAGTGGTTCACCACCAAAGAAGTTAAACACTTTCTTCTGGCGATTATTGGCTTCTACTAGAAAACGATATGCTGACAGAAGACTTTCGTTGGTGAATCTACCAAAGTCTTTGTTGTGTTGTTCGTAACAATAGCTGCAAGAAAGATTGCAAGCATTTGTTAGAATAAGATTCATCTGTTTTAACTCTTGAAAGAGATAAGACACAGACGACAGGGGAACGATTGTTTCTTCTGGCTTGGGAACGATTGAGATTAACTTGTTAGTTTTCTCTAATCCCTTTGGAGTTATAATATTGTGGCTCTCGAATTGAAGAGTGCCATCCTCAGAAGTAGAAACAGACGCTTTATGGTCTTGGAATCTTTTCTTTTGAGTTTCTGTTTTTAACCATACAATTGGTTGTTCATTCATAAAGTTCCACGACTACATGCACACTGACACTGGCATTCGCACACAGTGTTGTAATCATCATAAAAAATGTGGTTGTGGGATGCCAACGCTTCTAACACGTCTAGCATTTGTCGGTATGTATCCGCAGAGATTGCGTCACCTTCGGCTTTGGCAGGAACATCAGATCCAACTGATGTTGAGCTGGTATTTTCTTGCCCCATCTTTTCTCCTATTTGATCACATCAATAATGTAATCTCTAAAAAATCTATTTTTACTAGTGTGGAAAATTTGATCCATACCAGTTCCTGTATTCCATCTGATTATAAAGTAACCCTTTTCTTTATTTAGTAGGTTTACTTTTATCTTTCCATCTTCCCAAGTATAGTCAAAATTAGTATCTACTTTAACTTTGGCATTTTTAAAAAAGTCTGGAAAGTGTGCTTTAACAAACCATGTTCCAAATGGATCTACAGTGAACGAGTCCCCTCTAGCTAAAATATTATGTTCACCTATAACTCTAACATTTCTGCTAAATTTAGGTTTAAAGATAACTTCGTTCAAATTCTTTAAATGATTCGAAACTGTATAAACTGCATTCTCATTATATACACCTTCAATGTCATTAATGCATTGGACTGAATGTGGGTTTAGAACAATGTAATATAACGGAGTGTCATCTGTCTTATAACAAAATAACCATGGAATTATTTTTGGATTATCATAGGTTTCGCCTGTGCTAATGTCTATAATCTTTTCTTGATCTCTAACATAGAATGTGGCTTTTGATATTGCTTCTTGTTGAGATTTATCACTATCATTAATTATAGAACCCAGTAATATAACCTTAGCTCTACCATCATAACATTTCCATATAGTGGTATCTAACAACTTTGCAATGTCATCAAAGTTTAAAGGAATTTCATTGGAGGGGTCGTGAGTACTATACGGTCTTTTTAAGACTAAATGTGATTCTGAATATACTGAATTTGATATTGAGAATCTATTATCAACACGTTGAAAGAAATGGATTTTATTATCAAACCCTGCTGCATTATTAGATAGACCCAATCCTGGTCTAATACCAACATTCGCTAGGTTAATGGAATCATCCCACGGGTCTGGTGTTCCTACTTCAGTTTGTAATAAAAATACTCGCCTTATAGCCATAATATACTCAACTTATTTATATTGCAGTTCTATCATCAATGCCGTGTAAATGTGATCTTAAATTATTAATAGAAGCTCTAAGTTCGTTGTGTCTAGTGAAAGATATGGTTGTATTTTGAGCAGTATTTACAGGTGCAGTTGTAACAGAATCTATAGAGTTAGTATTTTTATCTTCAAGAGGTGATGATGCAGTAGGTTTGGTACCGAATGTTTTAAGAGAATACGCATCATCATATGTATGATAATGTCCATTCATGTTGTTTATAAGCACACCGATTCTATTTAAGTCCGCAGCATAAATTATCTCATCTTCAGCAATAGCTGTGCGTAGTGAATCAATTTCAGTTGCTTGCGTAGATGAGTTTGTCCAAACTAAGGCTTTAGCAGTTCTTTCAACTGTATCAGTTCCCATTTTAAACTTCCTCTATAGAATCAAACCATGTTTTATCCCAATTATTGGAGATATTAACATATACTTTTTGTGATTGAATATTATCTAATTTTAGTCGTTCAATTATGCATCTTATTACAAAGTCAGCCAGTTCTCTACCACTTTGCATTTCAGAAATTTTGCTAGAGATGTATTCAATTGAGTCATCCCATTTACCTGAGGACTTAACATAGTCCTCATAAATTATATCCCAATCTGGAGCAATTATAATACCATCATCTGTGTTAAAATTTTCATCGAGAACACCAATCCATTGTTGTCCTTCAACTGGTTCGCCAAATGTTAAATGCTCAAGCTGTTGATGATATTTTACAAAATCATAAAACAGATCTTCTTTTTCAGCATCGGTCATAGGATAACACACTCAACCAATTTAACATTGTGTTCTTCGTTTGTCTCTAAGGCGATGGCAAATGAATTGCAAGTATCACCATAGATCCCCTTACCGTCTTGATTGCAGATAAGTGGTTGTCCTTTACGAATCGGTCCAACAACTTTAACTGGAACACGTCCACGTAGCGCAATTGCTTGGCCATCTGCTTCGTCATTCATTAAGAATGCTGGATTAGTAGAAACTACACCAAGCACTCTTTGACCAGACTGCCATGTAGCAGTTGATTCAGCATCACCTGCAGTGGCTACTGCCAATACAGTCCCTGGTTCATATTCTTGATCAGTTGTATATTTTTCTGCCAAGTCAGCATAACGAGCAGAAGTAGCAGTACCATAGATTGTACCAAAACGATTAGCTGTTTGTCCAATATCACCAGTGCCATTCGTTCCACTCTTAATAATAGAGCTAACTTCTGGTGATGAACTAAGGGTAATAGTTGGATTACCAGCAACTCCATCGCCATTTGTAATTGTTATTGACGTGCCAGCAGCAATAGATCTAGTTGTTGCTGCACCAGTTCCAGTTCTAACAATTAATCCAGTTGTTGCTAATGAAGATATTGCTGTTAGTTGATTGTTAAATGGTTGTACATCAGCACCAATAACTAAACCTAAGTTTGTTCTGGCTTGGGTTGCTGTGGATGCGCCAGTACCACCATCGGCAACTGTCAAATCTGTAATACCAGTAATACTACCGCCAGTGATAGAAACTAAACTTGATGCTTGAGTGGCAATAGTACCTAACTCTAAAGCAGTCCTTGCAGCAGAAGCTGTAGTGGCACCAGTGCCACCATTATTAATGGAAACTATACCACTTACGTTCGTGGCATTACCAGTAACAGTTCCAGTTAAATTTCCAGTAACATTACCAGTAACATTACCAGTTAATGATGCTGTAATAGTCCCTGCTGAGAAATTACCAGAAGTATCTCTTGAAACTACTGTTGCGGTAGAAGATACATGAGTATTAGACGCATTTAAATTATCCAGTAAATCTGCATTGAGCCCAGATGATGGACCATCAACAGTTAAGAGTTTGGTTAATACATCGGCTGCAGTATACCCAGAAGCGTCTAGTTTTAAACCAACCTCTGTATTTAAATTAGAAAAGTTAGCGTCTGCTTCAGCAATCGTAAGTGGACTGCCTTTAACGGATCTTAATACGATAACTGCCATTATTTTTCCTTATTAATAAGAGTAATAAGCATTTGCTTAATATCTGATAAATCTGATTCAAGTTTTTCAATCTTATCAGAATTTTGTTTAATTTGTTGTTTCAATTCGCTGCTAGATTTTCGTTTCTGCATATAATTTTCATACTCAATTCTATTAGTATTTATCACTGCACCGCTAGACAGGTCTCTTACGAGACCATCTGCGTTTTCAATTTTAACGAAACCTTGCATATTAAGAAGCTAAAGCAAGAACACGAAGATCTTTAATTCTTGGAACTTCAGAACTGTTAGTAGATTTCATAACTAGTTTAATTGTAACAGCATCAAACGCATCTAGATTTTCAATAGAATAAGAAGCATCAACAAACACATTAGTTGAATTACTAAACTTAGCGATAGGAGCATCTACATTCATTTGAACGTATGGAATAGTTTCCCATGTTTGATTTAGACCAACAGTTGATGTTTTATACCAAACTTCAACATCTGCTTCAATTGGTAAATTAACCGCAAATTGAACTTTTAACATAGTTGACAAAGGATCATTACTTAAATTAACACGTTTAGTTACGTATTTACTGTAAGTTGTAGACTCTGATGAAATGTCAGAAACGAAAAGTTCTTTCTGTTTAATTGTAATACTAGCACCAGCAACAGCAGTAACTACATTGCTACCTAAAGTTATAGTACCCCCATCTGAAGAAACTGCTTCAACTAAGAACGTAGAGTTGTTCGCAGCTGATCCAGTAATTTCAATAAATTTACCTACAGTTAATGTAGCTAATGCCAGTCTTGCAGTAGCGTTTACAGAACTAATAGTTCCACCAACTGGACCTTGATATTCTAAAACCGCAGTTCCACTAATTACAGAGTTCTGAAGATGGACTGGAGGTATAGTTCCAGTTGTTCCAGCAACAGTAACCAAATACTGATTAGAACCGTAAAAAACAATAGAACCAGTAGTTACAGCAGTGCTTGCTGCCCACGCAGTAGTAGCGGTAAAAGCAATAGTAGCATTTGCAGAAAGAACAGTAGTGTCATCTAAAGTGCCCACGTTAACAAGAGCAGCAGTAGGAGAGTTTACTTTATTACTAATAGCAATCAAACTTGTTCTATGTGTATCAAGAATTGGAGATAACGCATCATTAGTTGATGACATCACTACATTTAATCCAAGAGATTTAGAACCACCAAGACCATTTGGTGCTGCAGCAGATTCATTAACTTCAGAAGCAACCATTTTTGGCGATGGGAAGTAATTAGTTTCGTTGACTAATACATCTTCATAAGACAATGCCTCTGGATCAGCGTATGGGGTTTGAGATGAATAAACAGTTTTACCAGATGTTGCTCTAAATCCAAAACTAATTGGAGTTTCTGGGAATGATTGGATTGACATAGAAGGTTGGATCGCATCAAACTGGAAGTTTGATGTCGCCTTAACTGATGTACCACCTGCATATCCAGATGATGTTGCAGAAGTAGAAACAGTAATTGTGTAGTAATCTAAACCAACATTACTAATAGTATGACCACCAACAAGGTTAAACTCTGCAGCAGGAATTCCATTTAATGCAGCACCCACACCACTAATAATAACTTTAGAACTTGCAGGCATTCCATGATTTGCATGCCAAACACGAACTGTAGTAGAACCATTTTTAATTTCAAATGGATCCGTGTCTAGAGTAACCAATGGAAGAGCGTCGTTTGCATACTCAACATTGGCTTGTACGCTAGTATCAAACTGAGCACGGTAAACAACAAACTTCAAATCTTGAGTTTGATCTGCTGTCCAAGTAGTCGAGTTTTGAGATTTAAATAATGAACCAAGATATGGTTGCTCAGAAATTGTTCTAGAAGTTCCTGGCATAGTTTCACCAACCTGAGATACCCAAACTTTATACTGATTTGAGTCAGAAGCTAAAACTACGGCATACTCAACACCTTCCTGAACATAAACAGGAGATGGGAAATTGAATGTTGTTGCAGTATCGTATTTTTTAACTTCAACACCATCAAGAGTTACGGTAGTGGCAGACAAATTAACTTGTTCTGGTTTTAATGTTACCTTCGAGAATGGTAATACGTTCTTACCTGGATATCCGTTCACAACTTCACGAACTTCAAGAGTAACAGGAATCTTTGGATCTTTAGTTGCAAAGAAGATGTCAACCTTAGTTAAGAAACATCCACCTTTTTGTTCAATTAAGAAAGTTTGAGCAAGCGGATCATACCACTGAGTACCAGAAATAACTCTTTCAGTATTTTGAATAATAGTTTGAGATTCACCCACACGCTCTTCAACTAGTTCAGCGTTACGCACAGCATTGATTGTATATTGACGTGTTTCTTGAACACCTTCAGCACGATAATTAGCACGAGCACGTGAAGTGAAATCTCCTTCATTAGGTGGAACATCAATTAATTTAAGTTCACGTGAACCGCAACGGAATCTAACAGCATCTGTGTTTGGGATATTAAATATAAACTGAACTTGACCATTAAAATTACTAACTAAATTACCACCTTGTGAACCAGCAGTAATGGAACCATATGTTCCAGTAGCTGCGCTAATAGAACCAGTTAGGGTTTCACTGGCACTAAATGTACCTTTAACATTTAATACATAAAGAGCAAATGTATTATCATCTGAATTATATTCTTTACCGACTACAACTGCAGTCGCTCCAGAAGTTCCACCAGTGATTAGCTCACCTTTGTTTAAACACACTTGAGTATCACCATTAATGCGTCTTGCAGTTTCAGTACTGTTGCCCCCAACATTGCTTTCAATATCAATATTTTCATATGAAGCTAGTTTTGCAGCAAGGGTAGCTCCAGTTGGAGTGTAAACAATTTTTGTAGCTGGTGTACAATATGTAGAAATATCTACATTATCAAAGAACGGATAAAAGCGTGTTCCAGGTTTTAGTTTTTGAATTTGTACTAGAATATTTCTAGATCTAATATAAGGAATAACAGCTGTTGATAATACACGATCACCAACAACTTGTCTGTCTATTTTAGACACTAAATTAGTTTTTATGCCAGTACGAGTCTGTCCAACTTCAGTAGCAAATGTTTCAGTAGCTTTATAACTTCTTTTGGCTGGACCACTACCAAAGTTACCACCATCGGTCATACCTTTCTTCATGGCAGCAGTAAATGCTGCTTGACTACCACTAGTAAATTTTAGCCCAGAAGAAATAGTTTTACCAGTCCACTGAGTCTGCCATGCATTCCAAACAGTACCAAGAACACCTGCCTTTTCAGCTATACTCTTAATCGTATTAAAGTTACCTTCAACATCAACTACCAAGTCCATGCGACGATCTACTTCAAACCAATCATCAGAAGAAGGATTAATTTTAACATCACCCAAGAAAGTGAATACTGCAAATGGGTTAATGTTTTCTAAACGAGAAGCATACGCTTGAGTTACAATAGCAATATCTGATAGTTTTGGTAATCCAATAACATCACCGTATAACTGGTAGTTATTGTTTGTAATTCTAGTTGTTTGATCTGAAGCAACTTCAACCAGATTAATGTTTTTCATAGAATAGAATGGGCGCAACTCTGCCTGTTCCATGTCAATAGCACAAATATAATCAATCGAACCAGAGTCACCTGTAGAATGCCCAGCAAAATTATCTACAATAAAACCATTTTTGAATCTAGTTTCTCCAGCAGAGTCTGTTACATTTAATGCTTCAGTTTGTTGTTCAAGTAATGATAGTGATGTGTAATATTCAAGATTATCAATACGCTTTTCTAGCTTACCAATATCACGCATTGTATAACGTCTATTATCAAATCTTTGTATTTGTACACTACTATCAGAAGTTCCAAAAGTATAAGGCTCTAATGTTAGATTGTAAAGAACCATACCTAATGATGGATCTATTGGCTCGCCTGGATTTAGAGATGACACACCATCTAATGCAAAGAATGCACCAGCTGAATCTACAGCAATTTTAGTTTTTCTTGCTAGGTAATATGAATAATCTGTAACAATATTTTGACCACGTTTTAACACTAATGATGTTTTTGCTCCAGTAGATGTAAATCCAGTTCCAGCATTGTTAATTCTTGAACGGAAGTCAAAACAATCTCTTAAAGGAAGTTCTCCATATGATGGAATATTTTGGTATCCAACAGCAGCTGGATATGAATTCTTAGTAAAGTAATCACCATCACCATGCGTGAAGTGATCAAAAGTAACTTCAATTGGAGCTTCAGGTGGTGCGTAAGAATTTTTAAGAACAACACGAGCTAAATCATAATGAGTATCACGTTGTCCGTCATCAAATTCATAACGATCTGTAATATCAATAGAGTAGGTAGCACCTGCAGAAGCGAATGTTCCAGATTTCATTTTAACAGAAATTAAACGATATCCGTCTGCTTTACCTAGTAACAGCTCAGTTTTCTGAGCAGTGGCAGCAGTTGTAAATGTCGCAGTAGCATTAGCAACTAATTCTTTAGATTTTTCTGTTGAAGAACCACCAGATTTATTAATTGCTGCAATAACAACAGCTGAACCATTAGATGCTCCAGATGTAGTAATCGTTACTGTTGCTGTTCCGTCACCAGTGACAGTGCACGCACGAATAACACCATCTGAATCAATAACAATATAATTATCAGCATCATCATCAGAGGCAAATACCCCTGAAGTTGTCGTAATAGTAATAGAATTGCTTGTAATACTGCCTTCGTCGAACACATTGTATACAGTATAAATGGTATCATTAGTTGTACCATCGGCAGAACGAATATCTTTAATCGCATAATGCGGTAAAGGGAAAATTAATGAAGTACTTTCTGGTTGGTTAATTACAGTTGTAACTCTGTCGATTGTAGAACCAGAAAGAGTAATATTTGAGTCTACAACGATAGCAGCAGTACCACTTTGAGAAGCAACTGAAGTTACACGACGCAAGACTCCATCGAAAGAGACATAATCTCCAACAATTAAGTCAGTTTGAAAAGAAGTTCCAGCACCAGTAATATTCGTGCTAGTTGATGCTGTAGCATTACCAATTAAACGAGTAAGTACAGGTTTAATGTCTGCTGTGAATGTAGTGGCAGCAGTACCACCAGCAAAATAGAATGATTTAGCTTTACGAGCAAAATCAAAATTACCGTTCATTTTAATGTCAAATAAACCAAGTTTATATTGAGCAGCTTGAGTTCCAATAACTCCATTGTCCCACTCTAATAAACGAACACGTGCTGTACCAATAGCCGTGGCACTTGTTGGAGCAACACCAACAGAACTAGTAACACGATCGTAGATAGTAACTTGATCAAACGTGTCAATTGGTGGAACATAATTTACGTTTTTTACAATAACATAATTACCAACAGTAGCTGAAATATTACCATTGTTTACTAAAACATTATCACGAGATTTGTTTACAGTTACATACTCAGTGCTAGGTTTTTCAATTAAATAACCTTGTACGTATGCCTTTCCAGGTTCTAATCCAACGGCTAATTTAGCTTCATTGGCAAGGTTAGTAGCTACGTTATCTGAATTACCTGGAGTGTATACACCACGATTGTATTGTGGGTTTGTTGTATATTCCCACTGAACACCAGTAGTACCAACACCAGAAACTGCGCCATCATATACAGAAGCTGCAGTTGTATGTGTTGGAGGTGTATTGTTTAAAGAAGCTGCAGAATTTTTAGCAACGTAAGTATTACCAGCATTAGTAACAACATCACCGAGTATGTATGAACGACCAGTAGTCCATGCACCACGATTGTTATTACGATACTCACGAACATCAATTTCAAAATTTCTAACAGTGTAATCACCTGACTCATCGTATGTGCGACGAGCAAATTCTCTTGACAATAATCCATACTCAGTGTCTGAACCACTTTTCTGTTGTGTTCCAGTA